AGAGCACCACCTTCAATATTGTCTTCTAGAGCTTCAGCTGAGACTTCCCAGTCTAGACGTAGCTTCTTTGTTGTAAGCTCAACCTTCGTAAAGGTTGCACCTGCGTTAGTAAATGTGGGGTCGCCCTGATTTGCAGCACGAACAACACGCTCACCAACGTTAACCTTCTCTAGCTCCATAGTGTTGGCTCGCATAGTTACGCGACGACCATCGTTTGCGAGGGTAGTAGCATCCCAAATGTAGTCGATAAAACGACGAGCTTGTTCAGGACGCAGGATACCAGCACCTGGGTAGTTAGGGTTAGCGGTGGAAGAAGGGTTAACTGCGTTAACACCATCTGTAGAACCATATCTTGCTTCTCCTGGTACGTTGTTACCAATAAAAGCAAAAGCAGGATCTGCTACACCACCAATACCTCCTGCAGCAAACTGACCGTCCGAGTTGGGAAACGCTCCGCCTGTTCCAGGAATATTTTTAATGATTTCTTCTGACATATTTTTCACCTCCCAGTGATTTTTTATTTTTATTTCAGTAGATCGGCATTGTTGAGGAAACGTCCGCCCCATACTGATTTTTCAACCATTGCTGGTTCCTGCACGATCTCGCCCAGATCGCCAGATTTGCGGAAGGCTGTATCTGCTTCTACTGCATCGATACGCTTTCCAAGATTGTTAAAGTCTGACTCTGCGTCAGCAAGCTGTGCTGACGTAAAACCAAGTGACTTCTTTAGTTCGGCAACTTCATCGCTAAGTGACTTAACCATTGTTGCCATATCGCTAAAGGCTGATGTAAGAGTGTTTTTCATGTCAGTCACTGCATTTGCAATTTCCTCGGCTGACTTTGAAACTGGCTTCATATCCTCTTCAGCATCTTCCTGATCTTCGTCGGCTGATTCCTCATCCTCTGACCCAGGCTTAGCTGGTACAGTGTTTTCTGCTGCCTTTGCTACTTCAGCCTCTACGACCTCAGCAACATCTTCGACAACTTCTTCAACTGTGGCATCATCTGCCTCTGGAGCGACTTCGACTTCTTCAACATTTGTTGTTTCATCTGTCATATTATCCTCCTTGTTAATCTTAGTATTATTAATGCCTTTAGCACTATCAACCAAGAACTTTATCATATTTATTTTTTCGCTGTCTGTTTTTTCAACGAAACCGATATTCTGCATAGCAGCTCCAGACGAGGGACTGACCTCAACCTCGTTCTCGGAAACCATAACAAGTCCAGACTCTTTATCCCAAAAGACGTTCTCGACTACCGTGTCAATTGCAGAACCCTTGAGGGTATCTACACCATCAACCTTTTCAACAGAAATAATACTTGCAAACTGATTTGCAGGATTGTCAACTAGTGAAAGTTCAACTAGGTCGTAATCTTTGATGATACGAATTTGAGTGTCCATCTTTTCGTCATAGCCATCGTCCCACTTATTCATCTTTCCGCCAATGGAAAAACCTGTGTATGTGCCATCAAGAACCTTTTCCCATGCATCCTGTGCACCCTTGGAAACATATGCAGACACATATACACCAGAGTAGAACTTTTTGCTATCTGGATCAAAGTACTTGTCTTCTTTGAATGAAACCATTTTACCTACCGCTGAAGGCTGGTGCATTTCTCTAATGTTTCCACGGAATTTAGAGAATGCAGCCATAGAGGCCTCGGTAGTAACAATGTCCTGCTGCTTGTCAATGTTATCAAGCGTAGCAAAACCAGAGACGATACGTCTCTCTTGATCAACTTTACTGAATGGCATAGATAGGCGAACGTTATCGCCTTCGGTTGCCCAATGAGCTTTTTGAATAGTCATACTAATCTAATTATAGACCCCTTTTTTGAAAATGTTACTTAATCGTTATTATATAACATTTTTACTTACTGCGTGGATCTTCCTTCTCCTTTTGGATTTCTACCCTCAGTTGTCGCAGTGCTATCTGAGGAATTATTTGTACGCTCTGCATCTCTTTCACGAGTTTGAGCTGTGTTGGCACGAGCGTCTGTAGCTTGTCTTGGAGTCATTTCCATTGGAGCATCTCCGTCTGGACGCTGAGGAAGATTAAGAACATCGCGAGCTTCATTAGGAACCATAATCTTGTTACGAACATAACGCTCAAGTATCTGTGACTGTGACACTTCATCTGTAAGGGTAAGCTCATTAAACTTAAGTTCAAGAACATCTGTCTTCTCACGAATGATTTTGTTGAGAATCTTTTCAAGATTACGCTGAGCTGGTCGAGCTACCTGCTCTTTGAATGTTCTGTCTTGAGAAAGTGCAGCAGCAATATTAGACGCATCGCTACCCCCAAGCTTTGAAAGTGGAACCTGGTGAGCAATAAGGATATCGTCACGCACCTGCTGTCGGTACTGGTGGAAGGAACCTTCCTGCACACCATTCTCGACTGGCTCCATCTTGAACTCTACCTTGTTCTGATCATTATCGCCAGGAAGTGGAATGTAGAGGGTTCTGTGGTTCTGACTCTTTAGGCCAGTTTGGAGGAATCTGAATAACTTGTCCTCGGCCTCTGATGACAACTGAGCACCCTTTAGAGTAACAATGTAACGAGGTACAGCTTTATTCTGGAAGTAGTCAATATTGTACTGAGAAGCAAAGGCATCACCAAGAAGTGAGGGCATTGCTGCAATAACGTCAGGAACGCCATAGAATGTATTTAGAGGAGAGTACTCTTTGATGTGAATAATTTCATTCGGGCGAGGGTCTGTTGTAATTGGGTTCTGATTCTTTGCCCCAAAATTACGAAAGTAAACAACTTTGTTTGAAATCATCTGAACAAAACCATCGTGAAGACGACGCACACGAATTGTAGTCGCAGGAATGTGACCGATATAGCCGATCTGACCATTAACTGTTCGACCTACCTCGATGTAGCCATTTCCTGTAGCGTGTACATCTGTAAAAACATTTTCCATTACGCTAGTAAAACTTTCGTCCTGGTTAAGGCTTTCTAGCCAATCCCTTAGATCAATCTTTGCTCTTTCAATTCTCTTGCGAGCTTTGGAAACTTTTTCCTGATCCTCCTCAAGCTCAAGCTTCATCAGTGATTTTGGAGATACTACAAAGTCGTAGCCAAGACCTACTGTGTTTTGAACTTTTGCGTCGATGGCGGCGTGGTTAGCAAAAGAGGTGTCATAATATCCAGCCAGGGAATATACGTCGTATGGAGGGGTAATGATGTCAAAAATACCGTATGCATTTCTGTATATTGCACCAGGATTTAGCTTCTTTGATTTTGCATCATTAATACCGCTTGCAATTGCACTTGCAGAGTCCATGTAGGCATCAGACATCTCAGTCTTTGAGATTCGTGCTTCACGTCTTTTAAAGTTTGCATCGATACCACTGTAAGTCTTAATCTCGTCCCAAGACTTTGCAAATGGATCTTGATTGTTTACCTTATTTAACTCGTCATCTAAAAAAGAATCATCTTTAATTCTAATTGGAATTCTTGTTAGTTCATCACTCATCGCCGTACATCTCCAAAGTTTTCTTGGCTGCAATCACAGCACCTAGGTCATTCATTGATGGAATAAGGCCTTGAGACATTCTGTCCGCCTGCTCACTAAACTCTTCATCTGAAACTCTTGCAGTACCTTCAAAGAATACAGCCTGTCCCTCTGGCTCACCATAGTAAGCGGCAGCTTGGGTAAGCTCTTTAATTTTTAGTTGATCTCCACGCATTGCAGGAATATTTAAAACATTTCCACTACCATCTGTAAAGAATTTACCATTTGACTTCTGCCAAACATATACACCAGCATCGGTGAGTCCCTCATTGTTAATAAATTGGACCTTGGTCTTACCAATTTGGCCCTTCATAATCTTATCCATGACTACAAGTATACCATATTATACAGGAGTGATCGTTTGAGTGGTTATGACTACATCCTTATATACGGTGTAGGCGTAATTTCCTAGTTGTACTCCTGTACCATCACTAACAATAATTTTATTTGTTCCTGTGTATGCACTATAAATGTCTGTGGGACTTACCCCATACTCTTCTACCCCAGAGATTACGAGAACGTCGTTCCAGGTTCCACCATTCCAGTCATCCCATTCAAGCACCATTGGGTCTGCGTCGGTGTCTGGATCTACACCGTTCTTGACACCATACCACTGCCTATAAAGAGCAGATTGTTGTCTTTGGAATGCAGTCTCTTCGTAGAACGAAAGATTGTTAAACATTATGGGTCCAGTAAATCTAATCGCACCAATTGCCGAATCAAGATCGATACTGTTTCCAAATGATAGTCCAAGCATGTTCCATTCGTTCAGGGAGATCTCTGGCTTTACTACAAGATCGCCATTAAGATAATACTTTATAGCCAAGGCCTCTTGACCAGTAGAGGTATCTATTGCATAAATCTTAGCCCTAATCTTATCTGGATGCGTTGAGACAATAAAAAATTCTAGGTCTTTGTCTTTTCCATCAATCTCGGCAATTTTTAATGGGGTAGTTGGAAATTGATAATCCTCAAACCTAACCGTTGCCTGGATTGCAGTTAATCTATACCTGGAAGACAGAGAACTGTTAATTGGAATAGCAATACCTCTATCTTCAGTAGCACCAAATGTTCCTACTGGCTGAATTCCAGAAGTTCTTGTTAGATACATGTATGGCGTACTGCCCTTGTAAATCGTGTAGGGACTTGCCTGCTTGTAATCAAAGTAGTTTCCGAAACGCTTATAAGGATAAATAGCTGTTCCAAATCTGGTTCCAACCTTATTTGGCCTTATGGAGTCAAGTGCTTTTCCAGATATCTGCAAGTTCTTCAGCTTAACCTTCTTATTAAGAATACCGTCCACAGGAAACTCAAGGTGAACGTGAACAGTCAGGGCTTCAAAGTCTACGCCTCTGGGAACGTATACAACTGTTCCATCTACAACCTCGTAAAGAGTTGTCATCCAGTTTTCATCTGGCACAATAACTCCATTTTTAGGAGCACCCACAAAATCAGTAAACCATGACTGATACTTAATGTCTGTTTGATTGGCATACTGGAATGTTACATAACACCTTACCTCTGACAAAACTGTATTAAAGGTGTTCCCATCTGGGTTAAGGAATATTGGCTTTGGATGATCTAGATTAAACTGAAGAAAGTCTAATCCATAATCAATGTCACCATTTTGATCAAGTACGTTCTTGCCAAAGTATTTAAGTGGAACATAGTCTTCCCAATATGAATCGGTAGCAATATCAATAGTTTTTTCTCCAAAATATTCTTTCGGAGTCAGTGTATAACTTGCAACGTGCTCATAAAGAATGCCAGCCACTGGATTATTGGCATCTACAGAGTATGTGGGCAAGTTTGCATAGGTTCCACCATCTACAACTTGCTCCCAAACGCTATTTGTACTAGCAGAACCTAGCGGATCTTCAGTATTGTTTCCAGCATTGCCAAAATAATCGTCTCCAGCATCGTATATTTGTGGAAAGGAATCTACTGTTCCACTATCTGGATTAAACAACAGTTGAATTTTTGCAAAATTTCTTGGTGTGCAAAATCCAAACCTAACAATAGTTCCAGCAAATGTTCTAGAATAAGATTTATCTCCTGCTAGATAAACTTTTAGTCTGCTCTTATTTGAAAAGAATCTTGGCAATCCAGAGGCAAAGTATGTTGCATACTTATCAAAATTAAGTCCTACGGCAAAAGTGTTACCCTTTGTAACATCTCCACCAGTGCTAATCAAAACTTCGCTAGACGATGCCGATTTAAATCTGTATTCAATTAGTGATATTGTTGTTCCGTCAACAGAGTCTTTTTCATTTAAAATTGCCGCGAAGTACTCTCCAGTTGACTCGTCTTCAATCTTAAATATAATAGATTCTTTGGGAGAGTCTTCTGTAATTGCGGCCTCAAAGATTCCATAAATAGCAGTAGTACCCTGCCTAAGCAAACTTAGTTGATCAAACAATAGGTATCCGTTAACTTCGTCCCAAGAAGTGTTGGGTCGCAAGGTTATTTTTGCACCTCCAGATATTGATGTAAGGTCTGTGTACCAGTTCTCTGCGGTAAGAAGATCAAAGTTTGCAGTTGGCAAGGAATAGGTTGGCGTTGATAGCACACTATTTTCTACTGCGGCATTTTCAATAATACCCTGCCCCCAGCTGGCATTATTTGGATAGCCATAATTATTTGAGTAATTTGCAAAACTATAATCTACTACAACAGATGTTCCGTTGTATGCAGAGTTTAAGTTTTCTGGAATATCAACACCTTGACCGAAGACCCATCGTCTCTTAGCTACAACTTCTGGAATTCTGTATGAATAGATTCCAACACAGTCAATCTCTACTTGAGGCACATCTGGGTAAGCATAAAATCCTAGCCAGTCCTGGTCTACTCCATCTATAGATTTGGCAGGAAAGTTTAAGTCAGAGTCGTCTAGCTGAATTGTAAACACCTGCTCACCATTAATTGTAAGTGTCGCCGTGTTATCAAAATATGTTATGTGAACTAGCATTGGCCTATACCACTCTGACATATAGTGAGACTGATACTTTGAACCAATGTTAAGAGTTAGAAATGATCCGTCAACATAAAGGCCGTCATTGGATGCCAGAGGTCCAAAGATCTTTCTAGGAGCCAATGTATTTGCATTAACTCGAATCCAGAACTCTGAAGTGTAAACGGTGTTCTTTCCACTATCATTTAGGAATCCGTACCCTGGCACAATTACAGATGGTCCACCTGTTGGATTTGGGGATAGTGCAGTAAGATTAGCTGCACCAAATACAAGCGGAATACCAGTGTTCTTTCCTAGAAGCTGACCGTTTTTAATTAAGTAATATCCGTTCAACGAAGAAAGGCCGTAGGCGTTGGCAGTAATAACACTGTCGCAGTAATCTTCTATGCCTACAATATTTTCTGGTCTTGCTTCTGCAACTGCACCTACTGATACACCACAAAACTCTTCAGCCCACTGCCCCACGTTTTGTCCATTTACATATATAGGTGTTTCTTCTTGGTCATTTTTAAGAACAAACTCAAAGAAGAAGCTGACATTTTTATTTAGAGGAACAGCAGAAAAATCAAAAGTCTTTGACAAAAACAGCCAACGATTAGAAAATGAAGAGACATCAAATGTTGCATAATAGTTTGTGCTGTCGTATCGATATCCCAGACGGACTGATTGAACATTTTGTTTTTCAAAAAAGAAATAAGAGCTAAAAGATACAGTCTTAAGTGTTTGGCTTAGTTGAAGTGTGTTGAAAATTGGATTACTGTAATAATCCATAGTTTCGGAAAACACCCCTCCACTAAAATTTGTTAATTTTGATGTTGGAAGATTTGGAAATGGTGGAGTCCCAACTGTAGCAATATCTGGACTATAAGACAATGTGCTAGTACTGTCGTTTGCAACTCCATTCCAATACGCATTAGTAAAACTTCCGTCAAAATAATCCTGTGCATCTAGCCCTAACTCAAAAAGAAATCCATCTAGATAAAATGTATGAGATCCTCCAGTATCATTTAAAATGTTTAGAGAAATTTTATTTGTTGTTGGCTTTGTTGTTCCAGAAATTTCAAATCTATCCCAAACCCCAGATGTTTCAAAAACAGACTGCGGCACTCCCTCTGTTGTCGCAACATTTAAAGAGTCATACTCTGTCCAAGAAACCCTTATTGTTTTACCAGCCTGTCCCTTTACATAAAACGAAAACGAATAGTTACTATTAGGAGTTACAGAAATCTTTAATTTATCTGAAACAATTCCACTATTTCCAGTTGTATCAAGAACCCTTAAAGATGTAGCACCGAAAAGATTGTTGGCAGATGAAACAGAAAGCGACACTGACGGTTCTGTTGTATCCCATCCAGAAGAAGATCCTACTACATTAGGATTCCAAAAGCGGTTTGTTCTTGTTACGTTATAGGCAAAAATATTACCAACAGAGACAAACCCAGACGCATTCTGCCAGTTGTAGATCATATTTCTTTGATCTAGAGGACTATCTGGCAAACCATTACTTTCAATTAAAGCAATGTAGTCAGCATTGTCATCTAGTGACCACAAAGATAGTGGGTGCTCTGCAAAGACCTTCTCCGCATAAAGGTTAGATGGGCTTAATGAAACTGACATGTATTCTCCTAACTAATTTTATCACAAATAAGCTATGAGAGATCCTCCCATCCAGTGGCTGTTTTTCTTTGAGCAAACGTAATGTCTGTCCAACCACCAGATGCGTTTTTTCTTTTCATTGTTGATAGTTTTATACTGTTGCCAGCTCCAGGTGCTGTAAACCTGTTACCGCCAGGTCTTACAGTTCCAGAAATAGTTGTTACAATTGGTGTAATCAATACATTTGAATATGTTCCAGTTACTTGAAAAGTGTATGCCCCCAAAGCATCTGGAGTTCCAGAAATTACTCCAGTATATATGTTCAAATTAATTCCAGAAGGAAGTGATCCCGATGATATCGAATACTCAACAGTTTCTCCTTCTACAGGCTCTGCAAGAACGGAGTCGCTATAAACCGTTCCAAGTCTCATTGTATCTGCAATTAGATTATCTGACCATTTTGGATCTGGGGGTGCAGTAGCAGAAACCTCTGCAGAACTGACACTCGCAGTTCCAAGAGTTGTTGCAAGAGCATTTCTTGCCCTTACATAAAATGTGTAGGCTGCTGCAGGAGACAAGGCTCCAACAATACTTGTAGACGCTGGCGGCGATCCTGTAAGAGTAGTAGAAAAAACTGTTGCAGGTATTGAATTCCTGTACCAATAAAGGTCATAGGCTGTTATACCTGCTGGTCTTCCTGTGTTTGTTGGTGCTACCCAAGTTGCTGTAATCTCATTTGTTCCTGCTACCCCTGGAGTTAGCGTTAGTCCTGTTGGTGCACCAGGAATTCCAGATGCAAAAGCTGTTGCCGTTGTTGATGCCAAACTCTGCCCCGAGTTTGCATCAGAAAATGCATTTCTTGCGGTAACGTCAAAAGTATAAGAAGTATTTGCAACAAGAGATGCAAAAGATCCGCCACCAGAACCAGAATACGTTACACCAGTTCCAGTAAGTCTTGCAATCTGCACCCTACTACCACCAGATGGCGTAGCAAAAACATTGTATCCAGTAATACCTCCAGCTGTAACTGCTGGAGCTGTCCAAGACAGATTAACAGAAGCAAGAGCAGTTGTGCTTGTTGTGGCGTTCAAACCTGTTGGTGGATTGGGATTTCCTGGAGCCATAACGGATGTTGACGCAGTTGTAGAAGAGTTTCCTGTTCCTCTATCATTTGTTGCTGCCACCCTAAATTGATAATTGGTTCCAGGAGTTAGGCCATCAACAAACCAGTTAGCTGAAGAGGTGTTTACAGCCTTTGTGCCACCAGTAGTCACATTAGTAATAGTGTAACCCTTAATAGAATTTCCACCATCACCTGCTACAGTGTCTACGGCAAGGGCTGACCAAGTTAAATTAATTCTTCCAGATACCGATGTACTCGCGGAAGCTGTAACTGTTCCCATTCTTCCTGGAATACACGACCAAGTATACGAACCCTGAAGGCCACCCGAATTATTTGAACCGAAGTAGTCTCCGTCTGCGGAGTCGTAAACATTTATGCCATTTCCAATATATCTTTGAAAGTAAAGACTTGCTGTTGGAACATAAAAAATTCCAATATGACCGTTTGAGCTAAAATAAAATCCATAACCATTTGCACAAGAAATTGATCCATTAATGATAACACCATCAATGTTTACTCCACCATTACCTGTTGGATAACTAATTATTGAATATACCCTGCGATAACCATCGCCAGCAGCATAACCTGTTCCTGCGTAAGTTCCGCTAGAGCCTGTTCCTCCAACACCAAATGATCCACTAAGAGCCATAAGCTACCAGAACCAAAGATCTCCAGTTACCGCACCAGCAGGCTCAGTTTCACTGACAAAAATATTAGTTTTAAGAAGGTTTTTCCATTGTGCAGTTGCTGCATCATATTGAAGTGTGTGACCTTGTGCCACATCTGCAATTGTAACGTCACCCAAGGCATCGATACCAATTGTTGGAATAATGCTCCAAGCATAGCCTGTGCCAGTGTTAGTTCTTGTTAAAACATGACCAGTTGTACCTGCAGAAACAATTGGTGTAAGAGCTATCTCGACTTCGCCAAGAGTATCGTATGCGGTAGTGGCTGTACCCTTTACAGTTGCTACAGCAGTTGCAATTGAGTTTACTGACGCATCAAAATAAGGAAGTTCGTCCCACTTTGCTGTTCCATTGCCGATTTTAAACTTTCCTGTTGTGGTATCTAAACCCATTTCACCAGCAGCGAGCACAAGGACATTGCCAACGTTCGCCCACTGATCCGAAGTACCTCGGCGTTGTTGCATTCTAATAGACATATATCCTCCTTATTTATTTTATCACAGTTACTCGGTAAATACCCAGTTTGTTCCATCAAAACGCTTACAAAGGTCTACGTCTACCCAGCCACGATAGGCTACTCCATTAACAATAGACTCTTCCCATCTTTTTACAATAGAAACATTAGTCGTTGTCACAGCGTCTTCATATCTTGTAGCACTTGGCCTTACGACTCTTGTAAATGGCAGTGGATCTGGTGCTGCATTTGTACCAGAATCGTTTTGTGCTCGAATACCAAATGTAAAAGTACCCTGAGAAGTTGGGGTTCCAGATATCTGACCAGTATTTTGATCTATCGATATTCCGCCTGGTAGTGCTCCAGACTGAACCGTATATTCCACTCCAGTACCGCTAGCATTAACGCTTTCTGTAGAAGTTCCATCAATTGCCTTATATGCAAACCTTTTTCTCATTAGATCATTGATAGTGACATCAGTCCATGCGGATGCTTCTGGAAGAATTGTTAAGTTAATGGTTTTTGTAACTACTCCGCCATCATTGTATGCCTCAAATATAATTGTTCTGTTTCCAAGAGTTCCTACCGCAGGCTTTCCAGAAATCTTTGCGTACACTTTTCCTGGAATTAATCCTACATCAGATACTGTTGCAACATAGTTTCCATTAAAAACAATTCCTGTTGGTAACTGATTTGGAGAGGTTGATGATACTCTATATTTTTGAGAGTTATCAAAAGATGGAGCATAAAGGTAATCTGGACCGTAATTAACATTTTCCTGCATGGTTGAGGCCAGCTGACTATCCTGCCAAACAGGAGGGTCAACGATTGTTGTAACGCTAACTGTAGAAGACCAGGGAGAGCTTCCTATTGAAGATAAGCTGTTACTTGCTAAAACTCTGACATAGTATTTTGTGCCACTAGTTAGTCCAGTAACAGTCTGAGATGTTTTAGTTGTCGTATAAGAAATACGACCTGTTGATGGAAAGCTGCTAGATGTAGAAACCTGAACCGTATATCCTGTAATTGCTGACCCACCATTATCTGTTGGTGTTGCCCACCGAACAGAAAAAGAGTCTCTTGTAAGAGACGTAAAGCTTGAAGATACCGCTGGTGCATTTGGAACCTGAATATAGTTATACCTACCAACAAGTGATCGATTAGACCAGTTATCGGGATATTCGTAATCATCATTGATTCTTTGCTCTGGTACACCAAACCAGTTGGTATTTCCAAACCAACAAGGATTAAATCTTGGGTAAGGTGCATATGGAGTATATCCCATGATTACCCTATTTTCTGAGTTTCTATTTGTTTTATAATCTAAACCATAAAGACCTGTTTCACTGTTTGCGGAATTTCCACGAGCTACATAAAATCCAGGCGTATTTGCGTTACCACCTGCACCCCTAACAAACATTGTGATTGCAATAGGTTCGTCCATACCCCGAACCCAAAGAGCCATAGATGTAATACCCAACGGCTTTGTTCCGTTATGTGCAACCCTTACATCTGGAAGATAGGTATAGTAGTTCCTAATTTCAATATCAGAATAAGTTACTGTTCTTGTCGGAGAATTACCTAATCCATTAATAGTTGTTTCAGGCATCTACATCACCAGATCCAAAGATCTCCTGGCTGTGGATTTGTGGGGGCAGTGGCTTGAATGTATAGCCCATATCCATC